TTAAATATAGCATAAGGAGAAAACATGCCACCACGTAATCATAAGAGTTGGTTAGCACAACCAAACGTAGAATCAATTAGTAGCAACGCCTATAACAACCCAGAAATATTTGCACAAGAGCAAGAACAAATCTTTTCAAAGGTATGGGTGCCTATGTGTCATAAATCTGAGATGCCTGAGCCAGGTAATTTTAGAACAACACAAATTGCAGGTGTCAACGTTATTGCAATTAATAACGGTGATACAATTAAATCTTATCTAAATACAGGTAAGTTTAATACACCTTCAGGAACAATGTCACGAGTAGAATTTTTAATGGATGACTATACTCCGTTATATACAGAAGTAAAACACGGAGGTATGGTATGGACTACTTTAAATAAAAATCCAACACAGAGTGTAGAAGAATGGACAGCAGGAGCATTTGATTGTATTGCTGATGCTATTGACACAGAAGAAATGGAAGTGTTCCATTACCACAAAGCAATTATAGATACAAACTACAAACTGTGGCATGATACTAACAGTGAATTCTATCATGACTTCATGCACTACTTTAATCGTGTAAGTGGATTCAACGATGAATACTTTGCACGTAAGAATATACCTTTTGACAACGGTCATGTAAACGTAAGCAGTTTCACAGTAAACTATGAGGAGTATGACGGCTTCGAAGATAGAGGCGAACTGTCCTTTCCTAACCTACCGCCTAACCAATGGTATATGGTAGACTTGTTTCCAGGATTTAATTTTAATCTACGTGGAAGTGCATATCGTTCAGACTCAGTAACTCCATTAGGTCCTAACCGTGTACTGATTGAGTTTAGGGGATACGGACTAAAAAAAGATACTAAAGAAGAACGTTTGACACGAATCAAACATCACAACAGTATATGGGGACCATTTGGTCGCAACCTCCATGAGGATCTAATTGGAGTTGCTGGGCAAGGAACAACTATGCGTGAAGGTACAGAGAACAGACGTGTACTGCATGGTAGACATGAGAACGGTACTATACATGATGAAGTTGGTATGCGCCATTACTATAGTGAATGGGGCAAGTATTTGGATATTAACCCTTACCAATAATTGAACTAATTCCGGTTGACAACTGTATACTTTGACTGTATATTAAATATAATAACAGTTAAGGACGACCCTATGTGGAAAGACAAACATTTTGAAATGCCTCCAGAAGAGGATAGAGCAGACAAGTTCTCATTCTTTGTATCTATGGTCGGAATAACTATTACTTGTATTATGACACAATCTCCTACATTAATGGTAATTGTAGGATTAGGTTTGTATATCGGTATGAGGTGGTCAAGATCATTATGATAGATAAATCAAATATGACTCCACAAGAATTGTTTGAATACAAACTTAGATGGAAGCCTGGTGTAACTGTTGACGTACACAGTGATCTACATATACAATGTAAAGATTGGTGCAGACGTAACATGCAACGTTGGGAATGGGGTATGGACACATGGACATACGTATATTCGCACTCTTATCATTTTGAAACACAAGAGAAAGCGGATGAATTTAAAACTGAATTTAGAGAATGGGTTGACAAAGGTAAAACATGAAAATTAAATTAGAAGTTGAATTGGATACTGAAAAAGATCAAGACAACAACTTGTTAGAAGAGATATTAGATCTTATTGAACGTATTAAAGAAAATGAAGGGGATTAATTTTGTGGGATATTTGGTGCAAGGCCATAGGAACAAAAGCATATGAAGATAACAATAAGGCTGACAGAGTGGCAATTATACGCACTGGGTGGGTGTTGCTACACATTCTTACTTGCCTTGCTATTATCTTAAATGCAATAGCAAATCATGGTACAAAGTTATTTGGATTTGGATAAAAAAGAGGTTGACTTTTTGGTATTTAGATCATATAATAGTAACATAATTAGGCAAATGAACAGAGGCAAATAATATGAGAACACAACCACAGGACGTAATTTACAAACTTGAACAGCACAACGGTAGGTTAGACAAAGAAACTATCGTGTTTGGTGCTATGGGTGAAGGACTTGATGAGTTCTTTGAAGGTGTAACAATGGCACTTGACCCACTTGTAACATTTGGTGTTAAACAAGTTCCAGAAAAAGCAGAGAATGAAGTGCTATCAGCACAAGGTTGTGCTTGGCCAGTATTCAAAGAACTTGCAGATAAACTAATTGCAAGAGAACTTACAGGACATGCGGCACGTGATGCTATCGAACTTGTAATGAGTTCAGCAACGGCAGATCAGTGGAATGGTTTTTATCGTAGGATCCTTATTAAAGATTTACGTTGTGGAGTAAGTGAAAAGACAGTAAACAAAGTTGCTAAAAGATTTAACATGAAGGGTGAAACAAAATATGTTATCCCTACATTCACTTGTGCATTAGCACATGACTCTGCTAATCATGAAAAGAAGATGTCAGGTAAGAAACAAATTGAAGTTAAACTTGATGGCGTAAGAGTTATTACAATTATACAAGGTGACAAAGTAGAAATGTTTAGTCGTAATGGCAAGCAGTTTCATAACTTTGATCACATCATTGAAGAAATTAAAACAGTACTCAAAGATAAGCCTGCACCATATGACCTTGTGTTAGACGGTGAGGTAATGAGTGCTAACTTCCAAGACTTAATGAAACAGGTGCATAGAAAGAGTGGTGGTACAGCCAAAGATGCAGTATTGCATTTGTTTGACACTATCCCATTATCCGATTTCAAACAAGGTGGTTGGGACAAACCACAGTCAACAAGAAGTGCAATTACTAAACATTGGGTAGAAAGCAACCAGGACGTTTTAAAGCACGTACAAGCACTTGAGTGGGAAGATGTAGACTTAGACACTCCCGAAGGCCAAGAACGCTTTGTAGAGCTTAATAAGACGGCTGTAGACGGTGGTTATGAAGGTGTAATGATCAAAGACATTGATGCACCCTACGAATGCAAACGTACACATGCTTGGTTAAAGGCAAAACCATTTATTGAGATTACACTAAAAGTCGTTGACGTCGAGGAAGGCACTGGACGTAATGCGGGAAGATTAGGTGCCGTAATAGTAGAAGGAGAAGATGATGGATACAATTATCACCTTAACTGTGGGAGCGGCTTCACTGATAGTCAACGTGATGAGTACTGGACTGCACGTGATAGTCTCATTGGTCAGTTAATTGAAATTAGAGCAGATGCTCGAACTAAGTCGCAAGACTCGGAAACGTATAGTTTACGTTTTCCAAGATTTAAGTCGTTTCGTGAGTATAAAGGAGAAAAAGCATGAGACAGTTTGTAGTAGATAGTTGGAACAGTGTTATGGATATGGAACATAATCCGTTAAAGAACATTCCCGACTTGATGGTTAGACATATGGTTATGCAGATTTTAGCATTCATGTGGTCAAGTGTATTTGCTATTATGGTTATTAATAGTATAACGGCATTTATGTATAGTGCCATTGGACACGTAATTTTTGTTGCCGCAGTTGTTATTACTGTTGCTACATTTAAAGTTGCAGAAACCAACCCAGGTGCATTTAGGTTTAAGAATGGGTATCATTCACATGGTAGAGGTAGAAATTATACTATCTATCGTGACAAGAATGGTATTGCACATAAGGTGCCATTGGATCCAAATGATCCTGGTGGGGAACACGAATAGGAGTAAGTATGAAAATAGTAAACAAAGATCCGGGTGATGGTCACTTTGCGGTCAGTATTGTAAAAAGTATTTTTAGATTTGTAGCATCAGGTTTACTTGCCTGGGCAGGATATAACTTGTGGACAGGTGAAATGATGTATACAGATTTTTTTGTAACTGAAGTAGGGTTTCTAATGATGTTGTCAGGTATAATGTTATTCCTTGCTGAAGTACTTGGTATTGTAGAGGAGATAGTATAATGAAAGAAGGTCCAATGAAGCAACACGTTGAACGTGACACTGAAGGTATGGTAAAAGCAGAGTATACCACATACACAAAGAAAGATGGTATGTTCATCAAAGAAACTTCAGTACGTAACTTCCAAAAGAATGGTGACTATCACGATTCGTTTTATAGCGATCCATTAGTTAGCCTTAAACCAGAGTAGTCATATGAGAGTAGACGAAACGGTCTGGCCCGACATCTCTACAGCACCCCGAATCAGTAATTGGAAATCCTTTGTCCAAGAGATTTGGATGAAGCATAAAGATGAGATTATGGAGTGGGAACAACGCCAAGTTGATTACACTTTACAAGATTATTATCTACAACATAAATGGTTTTTACGAAGACTGTTTAGAGCCGAAGGTGGTAAAGTAAACACCGAACAAGAATAGTTATAAGCCATTTTTGCTTGACTTTTAATTATTAGACTATATAATATACAAAACGTGAGGAGATTTACAAATGGCATTGACCGCCCTAAAAGGAAAAACATCGAGAAGGAAGAAGCCTGTTCGCAGACAAAAGAGTGTTACAGGTGAGGTGTTGTGGACGGAAGAAGAACTAAAGGACTGCACTCCGGAGAACTTCGGCAGAAAGTCAACCAGAGCATTAGACTATTATCGATTAGAATGTAAAGGAACAGACTTTAAACGTTGGACTCTTGAATACATGGAGAAGAGCGATAAGTGGCGTCAGTCTGTAGACAGTTTTAAAAAGGTTCCTGAAAACCGCTTTAACAGTACACTTGGTGGTATGTGTAGAATGATACAGTTAGGTAGACCTAACGTCAATGAAGCATACAATAAGTATTGGGAAAGTTTACCAGGTACAATGGGTACTCCTAAACCATTAAATGTTAGTATTGATGTTTGGCTCGGCGAATTACAATTCAAAGCACAAGCATTTGCCACTGAAGAAGCAGAAGCAAAAGCAGAAGAAGAAAAAAAGAAAAAAGCACACCAGCCTACTATACAAGAACGTATCTGGGCACAGATGTGTATTATGGACGACAAGCCACAGGGTTGGTTAGATACTTGGTCTGATGATCCATTGAAGTTTAACCCTAAAGGTTTTGACTTTAAAAAGCATTTTTATGAATTTAAAGTAACACAGGCTCATGCAAGAAAAATGAAAGAGTGTTACTTGCCTGAGATTAAAGAACTTAATGAAGTACTTGATCCACCTAAACTACCTGCAGACGCAACTGATCAAGAAAAGGATTGGGCTTCGCAGTTAAAAGAAGGTTATGCAATCTTTACTAAGAATGATATTAAGAAGAAACTACAGGCACTGAATGCGTATATGGGTGCATTAGACGTAGTTATCGAAACAGCCAAGGCCACACGTAAGCCTCGTAAGAAACGTTCAATTAGCAAAGAGAAACTAATTGCTAAACTTAAATTTGCACTTAACGATAGTAAGTTTGCATTAGCAAGTATCAACCCTATTGAGATTCCAGGCTGTAACGAACTTTGGGTGTTTAATACTAAGACACGTAAACTTGGAAAATATGTTGCTAAAACTATTGACCCATTAGGACAGGAACGTGACGGTACAGGCCTGAGTATCAAAGGAACTACAATTACACAGTTCAATGAAGAAACCAGCATACAAAAGACTTTACGTAAGCCTGATGAAAAATTAAAAGAATTTAAGGACACGGGCAAACGTAAATTAGTTGATTTCTTAGACACTATTAATGCAGTAGATATTAAACTTAATGGTAGGATTAATCCGGACACTATACTTCTAAAGGCAGTTAGATAAATACTATTATGCAATATAGTGACATAGATAATAACGAAATTACAAAAATAAAACAGGGGCTAATCGAACTTGGCAATAGTATTGAGATCATTGCCGGTAGAGTTGTACCTGTTCAAAGAATTGAAGATCGCCAACTGACTGGTAATGCTATTCAGGGTGGTAAGATTACGCAATTCAGAAGTACTGGTATTACTGACCAAGCAAACAAAACTGTTTTGCTTGTAGATAATACAGGTGTTACTACAGACACTATATCTGTAAAGACACTTGAAGGTGACGTTGCACTTAATGGCAACATGAAAGTTGATGGACACCTTGAAGTAAACAGCCTACACGTAAATGAATTAACTGCTGACGTTAGACAAGAGCGAAGCAGTTCATTAACATTTGATACACAAAATGGTAACTCACCAATAGGCAAAGGCTTAGTCTGGCAAGACGGCGACAATGCTAAATCATTTATACTACAAACAAATCCAGATAGACTCTGGAGTAGTAACACTGTCGACTTGCATAGAGAAGCAAACTACTCAATTGATAACGTACCTGTAATTACTGCAACATCATTAGGTGAAACAGTTCTAAGTTCTAAACTTAGATCAGTTGGCAGACTACAAGGATTAACTGTTGACGGAGACTTAAACATAGATGATTTTGTTTTCTGGGACAGTGGAGCAATGCGTATGTCAATTGGAACAGAAGCACCGAACGGACAATTAAGTATTAGTAGTGAAGTTACAGAATTTATTGTTGAACCAGAATATGAAACAGTAAAAGTTGGAACTTACAGTACAAGTGAATTAAAAATTATCACTGATAATACAACACGGATTGGAATATCACCATACGGACATGTAACGATGGGTTCAGCAGAAAACACTGAAACTAAGATTAGCATGTTTGGTAAAGTAGGTATTGGCGTAGCAAATCCAAGTGCTAACTTTGAAGTAGCAGGTCCTATTAAGTTTGAAGGAAAGAAGTTTGCAACAGGTAATGATGCTCCACAAGACGGATTATGGAAAACAGGCGACATTATTTGGAACAATACACCAGAAGCGGGTGGTTGGATAGGCTGGATTTGTGTACGCGAGGGAACCCCAGGACTATGGAAACCATTCGGTAACATCGAAGGGTAGTCCATGAAAAATAATAAATTAAAAAGACAGGTTAAAGCCTGGAGTTGGATAGGTAAGGTTCTACCTTTGAGTACCCTGTTCGCAATAGTATTAATACTTGTATTTGATTTTCAAACAGCATTAGAATGGACCATTGGTAGTATTGCTATAGCATTTGGCGTAGTAGCATTTACTTGGTGGTGGTGGGTAATTTATGCAGTTAAAGAACTTAACCAGTTACTATCAACTACAACAGAACGTTTTGAGCAAGTGATGAAAGACATCAGAGAACTTAAAGACGACTTCCGTAAAAATAGAAAATAATATTACGCTATTACTGCGTTTTGAACTGCAATTGGCAACCAACCATTAGTACCATAAATCATTGTAACACTATCGTGTACAGCGTCAAAAGTAATAGTTGTACCATTTGCAAGTGTAGTTGGAGTAATTGTTGCGTCACCGCCATCTACTACCATACTAATAATTTTCATTTGTCCTAATGCGCCGTTTGCCAGTGTGTATGCATCAGCACCAGTTGTTGTAATTTCTGTGTGTAGAGATGTTAGGTTAATTGCACCTGGTCCACTAATAGTTTGTCTACTACCAGTAAAGGCACCCGCCGCTGTCAACCCACCTTGTATGATTACTTCACCTGAAGTTGCTCCAGGTTCAATAGTAATATCTCCAGCCGCTCCAGCACCTTGTTGTATCTTTGATGTTGATACATATTGAGAACCATTTACAGATAATGCAGTATCAATTTGAACGTAGTTTTGAGTATCTTCGAAGTACATCATTCTCGTACCGTCTTCGTTCAGGAACTCTAATCTGTTATTGTTATTTGTAATGGTTCCTGCTAAAGTGGCACCATCATCACTATAAAATGCTAAATCACCATTGATCTGAGTATCAACTAAACTTAATGTTCCATCTACCTGTTGACGATAAATTTCCCAAGTATTAGTATGTGTTCTATAAAATGTGTATTCAAATATGTTCAGTGAACTTACTGTACTTGCGACAGAACCTAAATCTGTTGGCGTCTGTGTAACACCATTAACTTCTATTGAAGGAATATAAGCAGTACTACCTTGTTGGATATGTATTCTTACACGTCTTACTCTTTGTGTGCTTGTTTCAAGTCCTGTAAAGTTTGCAACAAGAGCGCCACTTGGTGCGTTCCAATAAACGTTTTGTGTGTCAGTTGTATCAATAGCATATGTTCCAGTTGTTACGTTTGTGTACAACATTTTTTCTTGAGCACCTGGACTTGAACGTAATTCTTTTTCAAGTGTTACCGGACTTGCTATTGTAATAGGTTGTGCCGCATTGGCTACATTAGAAAGTTTACCATTTGCGTCTACACCAACACCATTATTAAATTTAATGACACCTGTACCTGACATGGTAATTGAAGTATCTGATGCAATAGTTAATGCACCTGTTCTGTTTGTGTCTGCATTTACTTCACCAACTATCTGATTGGCTGTAGCATCAACTAATTTTGATGTACCGTTTGTTCCGTATGCATCACTCATCATCTTGAAGCCTGTGATGTTACCAGCAGTAATTGTACCTACAGTATCTGTAAAGGTTCCTATCTCAGCGTTAGCAGTTGTTACTTGTGAGTTATTAACTTCTCCTAATACTGTACCTGTGTTACCATCAATAACTGTTGAACTGTCATCAATAGCAAACACTGAACCTTTTAGGTCGCCTACAAATCCTTCGCGAGCAAAAATTGGATTATTAATAAATGGTGATCTCGCATCAATACCTGTGTTACCATCAATATATACTGTATTTGTTCCATCTGCTTTTGTTCCAATAAAAATATCATTGCCGCCTTCAGCAATTATATTAATTGTACCATTTTCTGCAATAAGATTAAGAAACCCTCCAGTTGTAGCGTTTACGTTTATATTTCCTGTAGAGTTAAGGTTTATAGCACTTGTTGTTGTAGCAGTATTAAACTGTGATGAAGTTACAGTAAATGGATTACTACCTACATTAACATCAGCAGTAAGATAACCGTTGACAGCGTCTACAAGTTGTGTGCTGTCATCAGCAAATACACTACCAGTTATTTCACCGTCGAATGTTCCTTGTAGGTGTCCGTGGAATGTGTTAGCATAGACATTGTCGTATGGCTCACTGCCTCTACCAATGTCATTAACACCAAGTGGTGCAAGGTCACGTGTTCTTACTGTACCAGTACCGCTTTCAGTTCTTAGTACAGGATTATCTGTAATCTCAATTATTTCATAGTATGCTTGAAGTTCAAGTGTAATAGTTCCTGTGTTACCTGAGATGGCAAACACTACTCTGTATTGTCCGCCACTGTTATCTGCTTCATTGTATAAGTTTGAGAATTCGTATGGTACACCTGCTACACCTGAAACTGTATCAAGTGTTGTCCAAGTAACACCGTTGAATCTTTGTAGACTTGCCGATACTGCTGTTGCAGATGTTCCACTATCTAATTGGTAACCTACTGTATATTGCAGTACGCCTTTAGATGGTTTACTGTTAAATGTAAATGTCTTTGTAACAGTGTTAGATGTAATTTCTCTTTGATCTATTGCAAGTCTAAGTGCATCGCCTACTGTACCAGTACCTAAAAATTCTGATGTTGGAGAAACAAATCCATCTTCAGTTGTACTGCTTGTAATGTTCCCAACTTCAATGTCTTGTATGTAAAGTTGATTAGTAGTAATAGCATTTCTTTTTGTTACAGTATGTAATGTATCTATTTCTGCTACTGCAAAAGAACCAATTTCAATTTCACTTCCGCTCTTTCTTGTTAGTTGTATACCGCCTGCCGCTGATAATTCAACGTGTGTTGTTGCGGCGTTTACATCTGTTAATTCTATTTTTGTTGTACCTGGTGGTACATCTAAATCGTAATCAACATTAATCATCATAATGTCGTCGCCAGCAGTAGTTGTTATAGTACCGCCCTGTCCAATGTTATCATGTGATCCGTAATAAAATGTTGTTGGCGCTGAATCGTTTAATTCAATTTTTACTTGTCGAGTAGTTGCACCTGTAAATCCAAGTTTGTAATTGGCCTTAGTTACTGATACATCATCAAGCAAGTAAGTTACACCTGTTGTATATTCTTCTCCGCTGATAGCACCACTTACAGCACCATCGGCTGTGTTACTGAATACAAGTGGACTTAGGTATCCACCATATGATGAATTAGTAGCATCAGTTTGATCAAATGTGTATGTACTACCTCTTGCTAACGTAAGTGGTTTTTGTTCTACACCATCAAGGTAGTAAGCACCCATTGCTAACCCACCGCCAGTGTCAAAGCCTACTGTAACGGTTATTGTTGCACCCGGATTAACTGTTGGGACGTTCCAACTAACTCCGTCACCTCTACGAATCTTTAAACTATCATTAACATTGTCTGCTTCAAGTCGTTGTTCGAGAGTTGACCCATCGGGTGAATAAAGTTTGATGTATCTAAATATATCGTAAATTGCTGTCGGCATTTCAGTATTGTTCCTATTAACAGTAGTATTTATTAAATAATTGCATGTTAGTAGTAGGCAACGGAGAAAGCCGTAGAGGCATCGTATTAGACCACTTAATGGTTCCTAAAGTAGGCTGTAATGCTATCTTTAGAGAAGCAAAAGTGCTTCATATTGTGTGTTGTGATCAACGCATGGCCCAAGAAGCAGTCAATAACTTTGTAAACTTAAAGTCAGGTATTTGGACACGCTTAGATTGGTTAGAACATTTTAGAGGAAAACACAATGTAAATTGTGTTCCTGGACTATGGTATGCAACTGATGAAAAACGTGATCAACCTTTCCATTGGGGAAGTGGATCGTATGCAGTATTAATTGCTTGTATGCAATCTGAACACAATGATACCGTTGACTTGTTAGGTTTTGACTTGTATGGTATTGATAACAAAGTAAACAATATGTTCAAAGGCTCACGTAACTATGCAGATGCAGATTCAAAAGAAATTGACCCTTCTTTTTGGATACATCAAATAGGCAAAGTTATGGAACACTACTCTGCTAAGAAGTTTAGAGTATTCAATAAAGAAGGTTGGCAAATGCCTGATAAATGGAAACTTGATAACGTAGAATTTTACAACATTGAGGAACTTGAGAATGTCCTATAATCAAGAAGACCTTGCACTATTTCCTACACTTGTAAGTGCATTTGATCTAAGCGGTCATTCACAGATACAAACATGTCTTGATATAATTGAAAAAGCCGAAACCGGAGACCATGCATTAATACTTGGTGGCAAAAGTAGTTTTATTAAAGGCGACGAAGAATTTTTATTTAACTCTGAACTTACAAAATTAAGAACTGATATCCAAAACTGTATTGACAGTTATGCAAAAACCGCAGGACTTGAACCAACCATTTTAGGAACAAGTTGGTTTAACATAATGGCCGAAGGTGGACAAGTTGATAAACATAGACACGAAGGTAGTGTTGTTAGTGGAGCATTTTATCCACATGTTGAAGAAGACAGTTGTCCATTAATTTTTGAATCGCCGTTAAGACCTTTGAGAATGAATGATGTATTTGATGCACAAAATTCATTCAGTAGTTACTTTGCAAGTTGCAAACCAAGAACAGGATTGCTATTAATATTTCCAAGTTGGCTTGAACACAAAACTGATCCAAATACTTCAACAAAACGAATCACAGTAAGTTTCAATACTATGCGTAAGAATTTGATTCCACTTGTTGCCGCGAAGATGCACCATTATGGTAACTTTCCGGTTGACAAGGATGATTAATTATTGTATAATTAGTACATGAATAAAGAGGACTTAAAGACGTCGACCCTCTCTAAATACTCCGCCGTTACACATATAGGAGAAAATAATGGGAAAACATTATAGCACAAAACATTACGGACATAACATTGGGTTGAGTGCCGTCTTTAGACAACCAAACGCAGATCATTCACACTGTCATTTGTTACATGGGTATTCATTAGCATTTACATTTACATTTGGTTGTGATGAATTAGATAACAAAAATTGGGCAGTAGACTTTGGCGGACTGAAACAAGTCAAAGCATGGCTTGAAGATCATTTCGATCATAAAGTAGCAGTTGACATCAACGATCCACATATGGATAAGATGAAAGAACTTGAAGCACTTGACCTTGCAGAGATTAGAGTCTTTGATGGTGTTGGTGCAGAGAAGTTTGCCGAACATGCCTTTAACTTTGCAGACAAACTGATTAGAGAAAAAAGCAATGATCGTTGCTATGTTGTAAAAGTTGAATGTGCAGAACATGGTGCCAACTCAGCAATCTACGAAGGATAACTAATGAAGAACTATGTTGTATGCCTAAAGTGGGGCGACAAGTATAGTGCAGATTATGTTAACGTGTTAGCCAACATGGTAGCACGTAATACCACAGTACCTTACGAGTTTGTTTGCTTTACAGATAACAGTAATGGTATTCAAGCAGGTATAAGAGTATTGCCACTACCTAACTTACCAATAACAGGTTGGTGGTACAAACCTTACTTCTTTTGCCCACAACTTCCAATCAAAGGTAATTTACTTTACTTTGATCTTGATGTTATTATTTTTAATAACATTGACAATCTCTTTACGTACAATCCAGATTATTTTTGTATTATAAGAGACTTCAATAGACACCTTAGACCAGACTGGAAGAAGATGAATAGCAGTGTGTTTAGATTACGATCCGGAACACAAGAACATGTATGGACGCAGTTTGAAAAAGATAACTTTGTAGTTACTAAAAGATTACACGGAGACCAAGATTGGATTTTCAATCAAGTACGTGATACTTTTTGTTTCTGGCCAGATGAATGGATACAAAGTTACAAATGGGAAATGCGTAACAAGCCGCCAATGAGTAGAATCAATGGTGTTCGAAACTTTAATGTACCTGGCGAACCTATTATAAAACCTCAAACAAGTGTAGCAGTGTTTCACGGAGAACCACACCCTCACAATAGTGTCGACCAATGGTGCAAGGACAACTGGAAATAATGAAATTTGTTTTTGACGTAGATGGAACTCTTACCCCCAGCCGCTCTCCTATTAATAAAGAATTTGAAGAATGGTTTTACAACTTTACTAATAGACACAAAGTCTATCTTGTTACAGGTAGCGACTATGAAAAAACTATAGAACAATTAGGCGAACGTATATGTGAGTCTGTTGACACAGTTTATAATTGTAGTGGTAGCAGTGTATGGAAACAAGGTAAAAATGTTTACAACAATGATTGGCATTTGCCAATGACTGAAAGATCATTTTTATTGCAGTGCTTATCTAAAAGTAAATTTGTATTGCGTACAGGATTACACATTGAAGAACGTAAAGGTATGATTAACTTTAGTGTTGTAGGTCGTAATGCTACATTAGGTGAACGTAAATTATACGTCAAGTGGGACACTGAACAGAAAGAGCGTAATCGAATTGCGTCAGAGTTTAATAGTATGTTTCCTAATTTGGTTGCAACCGTAGGAGGTGACACTGGTATAGACATTAGTCCTCGTGGCAGTGATAAAAGCCAAATACTAAGAGATTTTGATAAAGAAGAAATTGTATTTTTTGGAGATGCCATGTACGAAGGCGGTAACGACTATCCGTTGGCAAAAGCAATACTTGACAACTGTATAGGAAGATGTTATACTGTTAACAGTTGGAATAGAACATGGGATATATTAAAAGATTATGATTAAACGTATAGGTTTCGCATGTAAGTACATGCACCCTGATCAAACACAAAAGAAGAAGTTGTTAGAAGAAATACAACGACCTTTGAATACTCGTTCAACAACTGTACAATGGTTGAACAGACAAACAAGGGAAGTTGCCGAGCAACGACTGTGGGACATTATGGTTCACAATATACAGAGTTATTGGAACCTTATTAACTATGTAGGAGGACTACCAAATGAACGTAGAATGGTTAGGTTGGGAAGTGACGTCCTGCCTGTTTATACTCAGTCTGATTGGTCTTACTTCTGGCGCAAGCCTGATGTACGAAAATATTGCGAGACCAACTTCGCTCACGTCGGCGCAAAGGCTCGTGAACTTGATGTTAGGGTGTCTATGCATCCTGGTCAGTTTACTGTACTTGCGTCAGATAATCCTGACATAGTAAATAGAAGTATAGAGGAGTTTGAATATCATGTTGATTGCATCAGATGGATGGGCTACGGCCAACAATTCCAAGACTTTAAATGTAATGTCCACATATCGGGTAGACAAGGTCCAGCCGGTATCATCAATGCTCTCCCAAGATTATCTCAAGAGGCGAGAAACGTTATTACGATCGAGAACGACGAGATGTCGTGGGGCATCGATGCGTCACTCGAACTTGAAAAACATGTCGCACTCGTACTTGACATACACCATCACTGGGTGCGTACAGGAGAATACATACAACCCTCCGACGATAGATATCATCGCGTAGTTGACAGTTGGCGTGGTGTACGTCCTACTATTCATTACAGTGTATCACGTGAAGACTTACTTGTAGGACATGATCCTGACGTATTACCTAACATGGACGAATTACTTGAACAAGGCTTTAAGAAACAAAAACTACGAGCTCACAGCGATATGATGTGGAATCATGCTGTTAATGACTGGGCTCTACAGTTTAACGACTCTGCAGACATTATGGTAGAGTCTAAACATAAGAACCTTGCTTCACACAGACTGTTAGAACATAAGGTAAATACAGTATGCGATTTAAACAAATCAAATCCTGTGAACGAACCAAAGCAAGAACTTGTCAGTGCGAAAGCCTAAGCAAGATTACTGAAGCAGAAGACTCAAATGTTGTAGCCGTATGTGACTTAGTCCATTCGGACACTGTTAAAGGTACTATCTTCTTTATGCAAGGACCAGGCACTGCTACTCTTATAAAGGGTAAGATAACTGGGTTAACTGAAGGTGAACATGGATTTCATGTACACGAATTTGGCGATTTATCCAACGGATGCGAGAGTGCAGGCGGGCATTATAATCCAGACGGGGTAAAGCATGGAGATCTCAAAAATGGCCATGTCGGTGATTTAGGAAATATCACAGCCGGATCTGACGGGATATCAGATTTTTCAATTAAGGCAGAACGTATTGACTTAATAGGCGAAAGAAGTATTATTGGTAGAGCAATAGTAGTTCACGAAAACACAGATGATTTGGGTAAAGGCGGAGACGCTGAATCGTTGAAAACCGGAAACGCAGGTGAAAGATTGGCTTGTGGGGTAATTACACTTACAAACGGAGAAAAGAAATGATATCATTTATTAAATCTCTCTTTGGTGCTGGAGAAAAGAAAACTTTGAAACTTTCAGATCACATTGCTAACAAGAAAGTAAAAAGCACAAGTACGAAACAAGCACCTTTAATTTTAGTGCCATCTAAAGCAGACATGTCTAAGATGACAAAAGCAAAATTAGAAGAAATGGGTCGAACACACGGTATTGAGTTAGACAAACGTCTTACAAAAGATAAACTTGTAACTCAATTACGTAAACACATGAACGACAAAAACAAAGGGTAAACAAATGAAAAATTGGATTCAAAACAGACTTGATGAACGAACTTCTTGGGACGGCGCTATGCTTGTCGCAGTAGGAGTTATTGTCCTAATTGCAGGACCATTTGCTAAATTAGCGGCATACGCGGCGATTGGCTACGGTGCTTGGACTATTTGGAAGTCTGAATAATTATAGTTGATCTATTGTAAGTAAACTATCCACAGTAGTGTTTAGTTTGCGCCTTTGCTCAGCACCTTTCTTTTGTGCAAAACGTTTAGGATCGCATTCTGGACACACGTGGTTATAAGCATTATCTAATCTTTTAGGATCTACTTGTCCTTTGTCGCGTTTAAATTCTTCGTGACAGTTATCACATTCAAATATTATTACAGTCTTAATACGCTTGTATGAATGGGGTTTGCCTTTTTTAGACTTCCTGCTATACCACTTAACTTCTTGTTCTGTTCTATTAAACATACAAGTATTTACCTGTTTACATTCGGATTACAAAATATAAACTAAATAATAGTAAGGAAACAAAATGACAGCAGTAGTGCAACTAACAGAAAATGCAGTAGAACGCATGACAAATATGTTAAATGAAAACGATCAGCAAGTGGTACGTTTATCAATCAAAGGCGGCGGCTGTGCTGGTTTCACGTACGACTGGGCATTAGATACAGCATCACATAAAGGTGATGAAGTTATTAAACTGCCAAACGGAGAGTTTGCTATCGATGATACAAGTGTAATGTATTTGTTAGGTAGTACAATAGATTATAAAAAGGAAGTATTTGGTTCTTACTTCACAATAGAAAACCCTGCTTCAACATCAAGTTGTGGTTGTGGTGAGTCAATAGGATTTTAAAATATGTCAAAACAAACAGTTAATATCGGTGTAGAGGGTAATGATGCTACCGGTGATAGTATTAGAGACGCCTTTAGTAAAGTAAACACAAACTTTAGTGAACTTTATGCAGTATTTGGACAAGGTGGTACTATTAGATTTACTGCACTTTCAGACACACCAGATGAATTAGGTGCTAACAAGATTCCGGTATCCAATGATACTGGGTCATCGTTGTTAATGAAAACTGTTGAAGGCGGAACTGGTATCTTAATTGATAATACCGATCCTACTAAACTTGTTATTACAAATAGTGGTGGTGCAATTAGTTCAGACTTACAACCAACTATTGGTGGTTACTTAAACGGTTCAGGAAATTATACACTTGGTAACATTGGTCCAATTACAGATCAAGCGGCAACAGATTTTAATACAACCCATTCAACACAAATTTCAGTACACGATTTAGTTGCTGATAAAAAATACAACGACAACAGATATCAAATTGAAGGCGCTCCAAATAGAATGAGAGCAGAGCCTGCTGATGGTACAGAGTATGCAAAAGTCATTGGTAGTTTTGTAAACAACAATGCTATTGTTTCACTACATGGTTACGATCATAGTATTAACGGACAAGGTTTCAAATACACAGTATCATTAGGTGACGCGGCGGCGGCTAACTTAACAGACACTACTGTTTACTACCTAAGGTATGTAAATGCTAATCAGTTAAGTTTACACCCAACAGCGGCAGATGCTGTAGAAAACACAAACAAAATTTTAGCAAACGCAGGAGCGGCAGGTAACCCAGGTGGTACACATACGCTAACTGACAACGAATACAATTCTGCATTATATGGATCATACTTAACAACAGAAGCATTACCAAGAAGTTCTACAGTACGTAGACAAGGTGATGACATGACAGGTCCACTTTACTTACATGACCATCCAGGTAACTTGGCAGGCAGTGGTACACCAAACGATGTAGATGATTTACAAGCGGCATCAAAGTTTTATGTTGATAATTCAAGTTTTACAAGTATTGTAGATTTGTATGTTAGAACAAACGGAGATGACTCACAACAATTTTCACCAGTAGGTAAAGAAGGACGTAGTTTACAATTTGCTTACAAGTCAATTGGTAAAGCGGCTGAGAAAGCAGAAGAACTAATTGAAACATCACCGTTAGAGCCAGGTGCTTATGTACAAACAGTTACATATAACAACGGTGCGGCTGACAGTAGTATTACAACACAAGCAATTACATCTCCACATACTGCAGGTGTTCCGGCGGCAACGCTACTTAGAGCAAACTTATCATTCATTAAGAAAGAAATAGTATCATACGTTAATGCAACATTTCCTACTTTCCAATACAACGAAGCAACTTGTGAAAGGGACATGGGTCTTATTACACAAGGTTTGGCTATTGATATTGAACAAGGACTAAATGCTAACTCGCAGGCAATACTTGCTGGTAAAAGATACTTTAGTTCTGTATCAGGACAAATTGCAAGAACAACACAAAAAACAGAAACACTTGCAGGTATTAACTACGGTAAAACGATTATTAATACTATCTTACAGAACGGTACAGTTAGCCCTATAAGAAATACAGATGGTATTACACAATTTACTGACGGATCACAAGTTGTTACATCATCAGTTAGAAATGCTGTGCTTGGTAAAATTGATATTATTACAAATATTATTGACAATGGGTTAAGTGTACTTGATACAACTACACTCATTGAAGGTTCAACAGTAACCCTAACAGTTGACAATGGCGGCCAAGGTTATGTTGACCAAGGTGCGGCATCAAACGTTGATATACTTCCAGGTAAAATTTTAAGAGGTAAGACAACAGGTGCATTAGGTAGAATTGTAAAATATACAAGAGGCGCGGCAACAGACGAGTTACGTGTATTCTTAATTGAACCTAAACTGTTTAGTACACAAGAAAAATTTGAATACGGTAACTTTGCAATTAAAACACAAATTTGTATTCATATTGAATCAGGAATTTACGAAGAAGATTATCCAATTAAACTTCCTGCTAACTGTTCTATTAAAGGTACAGACTTTAGACGTACAATTATTAGACCAAAGCCAAGAGGTTCACAATCTAAATGGATTAATACATACTTCTTTAGAGATGCAGAGTTTGATGGCTTAGATCTAATTCCTATACAGAATCTAAATGCTGTAGCAATTATCAAAGCAAACAAAGAATTTATTAAAGACGAAACTATTGCATTCATTGATGCACAAGTGGCAGGTAGCATTTCACCATTTGGAGGATCATTTGTATATAATAAAGCCAAGTGTGAAAGAGACACAGGATTAATTTTAGAAGGTATTGCACACGATATCAAGTACAATGGTAATGCTAAAACTTACTTAAACGCTGGAAAATATTATAACGGTGCAGTTAGTTTAGTTCCAGGACAAGAAGCACAAACAGCGGCGGCTCTTGCGTTTACAAGAGGTCTTGTAGTTAACAGTATCTTACCACAAGCATCTTATACACCATTACAATCTATTACATCACAAACAACAGGATTAAGTGTAACTGAAGCAGGACAAACTGCAAGAGTAACAACATTGATGCAGAGCATTGAGAATGTTATTACTAACGGTCTAAGTGTTATGCCTGACTTGGTAGATCCAAGATATGGATATCATTACACAGCAAATCCAACGTTACCAGTTAACATTGGATCAGATGCTTCTACTAATCCAGGTAACTTCCCTAATGCGGCAGAGTTATTAGGACTAAACAAAGAGTTTATTGTTGAAGAAGTCATTGCTTGGATTGAAGCACAACGTGCAATCGGCGCAGGTATATGGAGCGGCTTTAATTACAACGAAGTTAAATGTCGTAGAGATACAGGATTAATTTTAGATGCTCATGTTGCTGATCTAAAAAATCCATTAGGCGGTAGAGTAGAAACACTTGCAATGCAGGCGGCATACTATTCAGGTGCAGTAGCAGGACAAGAAGCACAAACTACAGCGGCAATTAATATTATTAAAACAATTACTCCAAGTGTATTTGCTAAAACAGCATTTGGGGCAAGTTTACAAAGTACCGTAACACAGAATACAACTGCAACAGCAGTATCAGAAGCAGGAGTACAAACAAATTCAGATGCATTGATTGCATGTGTAGTATTTGCGTTTGATAGTAGTTACAATCCACCTAAGAACAACTTAGACATTGATGTGTTTATGATGAATGATTCAAACAGAATCATGAACACAAGTATGCAGGGACATGGTGGCTTTGCACAGGTACTTGATCCAGATGGACAGATTCTAATTAAATCTCCTTACGTACAGGTTAACAGTTCATTTAGTAGATCCGCAAACAAACAAGCATTCCGCGGTGGTATGTACATTGATAACTTTGTTGGTAACTCAACAATGACTGTTAATAGTAAAGACGATGCATACACACTTAACGTATCAAGTGGCGTAGGTAGTGGACTAAGACAAAGACGTCCGCAAACACCTTGTCCATTCTTTATTGACGGTATACGTTATCAAGTTGATGCTGTTACAAATTATGACCAAGCGGCAGGTACAGCAACACTATTCCTAAATCCAACTTCAGGTATTAGTGGCGCTGGTTTCCAATTTTCAGATGGTACTGACATTGTATTACAAACTGCTGGTAACACTTCGATGTTGGCAAATGACTATACTCAAGTTAATGACTTAGGTTATGGTATTGTTGTTAACAACGGTGCATTAACAGAACAAGTTTCAACATTCTCATATTACTGTCATGCGGCATACATGGCAAACAACGGTTCACAGATTAGATCACTAAACGGTTCTAACTCAAATGGTAACTATGGATTAGTTGCATCAGGATCAGATCCAAACGAAGTTATTGATCAAATTACACTTGAAGAGCCGATGGTTCAAACTGCTCGTGTTTACGAAGATGGAGTTGACGCACTTAACGAAGCAGGTAAAAATATTGTTTATGTTTACAACGTAGGCACAATTCCAACAAGCGTTTCAGAACTTGAAATCAATCACGGCGGTTCAACTGATATTGCAAGATATGAAATTGCAAGTATCCAAGCAGTAGATTCATCAGTATTACCTGATGTTGCTGGTGCTTCACGTGATGGTAAAATTTATAAACTTAATATTTCAGGTAACGAAGGATTAGCGGCGGCGCTGGTTTTGAATCAAAAGGTTATTATTAGAGGGTTACAAAACTTTATATTTGATGACTTAGAAACAACAGCAGTTATTAGACCATCAACTGCTATTGTGTTTGACGAACAAGATACATTTACATATAGAACTATTGCGTTTGGTAGTGCTAACTCAATTGGTACAGCACTTCCAGGTGCTAATCAACAGTTGGTTACATTTGATTCTAACTATGATTACGTTAGATGTGTTATAAACCAAGACAATATTGCAGGTACAGCCTTTGCTGGTACAGGTACTACACATGGTGGCACAGTAGGTGACGTTGCTATTTCAATTGATACTATTACTGAACAAGCAGAGATTGACAGACTTAATAATGGTGACATGATTTTTGGTTGGGACGGTAAAGTTCACAGAGTATTAAGTTACGCACAGAAATCAGGTTATGCTATTTTAAGTATTGAAGATGTTAACAACATCAACACCGCGGCATTAGGTGATTCAGTAGTAGCGGCAGGGTTACAATCAGTGCTTACAAGTTCAAATGCAAGAACATTACGTGTTGGATTGAACAGCGGAGAGAATGCAGGACTAACAGTTAATATTTCCGTAGCAAGAGCAACAGGACACGACTTTAACGATATTGGAACAGGCGGATTTAATACTTCTAACTATCCAAGCAAAATTTATGGAGCACCACAAGAAGCAATTCAAGCAAACGAAGTTAGTGAACGTGGTAAAGGTAGAGTATTCTATGTAAGTACAGACCAAGACGGATTCTTCCGTGTAGGTAGATTCTTTACAGTTGACCAAGGTACAGGTCGAGTTACATTTGCGGCAAGTATTGCATTAAGTAACTTAGACGGTATTGGATTTAAACGTGGTGTTGTTATTACTGAATTCTCAAGTGATGATGGAATGACAGATAATGCTGTTGACTCGGCTCCAACTGAATCAGCAGTACGTGGTTATGTAAACAGACGTTTAGGAATGGACGAAGGTTCGTTAATTGTTAGTAACCCAATTGGCGCAGGATTTATTTCAAGAGATGGAACTATTGGTCCAAGTGCAAGTATTAACTTTAGTAACAATAATATTACAGGCTTGGGAGATCCAGGTGCAGATTTTGATGGTACTAACAAACGTTACGTAGATGCAAGAACACCTTTCGGTACTGAAGCAATCGGTGCTAATATTGCTAATAGAACAAGTGGTGATATTTTATTATTTGATGGTACAACTTATGACAATGCTACACCAGTAGGTGACATTGGAATTACATTTACATCTAACACTGCTGACTTCCAAATTACAGCAGGAGCAATTATTAATGCTGATGTAAACACAGCGGCACAAATTGCACAAAGTAAATTAAATCTAAACGCGGCAACTACAAGAGCCAATGCAACAGGTATTACACAAAATGATTTAGGTAGTGCGGCATTTGATAATGTAGTGTTCAGCAGTGACAATGGCTTTATTAGTATTGACAATGGTCAACTGCCTATAGCGAAACTTGCAAATATTGCAGACGAACATGTAATTGGTAGAGCAACAGGTGATAGTTCCGACGGTGACGTTAGTGCTATTCCGTTCTCAACTATTGTTAACAGTGGTGGTACATTTACTACTATTGGTGCTCCAAGTGCGATTGTTAAAACACATACAGATGGTTCGATCAATGTACAAGGATTAGACATTGACAGTGCAAGGATTATTGATACTTCAGGTACAACTGTTAACTTTACAAATCCGGGTACAACATTATTCTTAAGTTCACAAACAACAGGTGGTGGCACTACAAATAACGCAATGACTGGTAACTTAAACATCGGTGCAAGTAGAGCAACACAAAGTAACTTCCAATCAAATAGTACATTTGCTGATGAAAACTTTATTGCGGCGGATTGGGCATACCATTCATTTATTGAAGCACCAGGAGAAGCAGACGCAACTGGAACTGGTATTGGTATTGGTGCTGGAACAGGATTTAGTAATGCTGATCAAATTACTTTTGTAACCGATGGGGCTCAAAGATTAATAGTAGGCACAGCAGAAATGTTACCAGGTACAACTTCGGTTTACAACTTAGGTAGTGCATCATTTAAATTTAATCAAATACATGCAGTTACATTTGAAGGACAGGCTAACACAGCATTATACGCTGACTTGGCAGAGAACTATCTTGCAGACACTCATTACGAAACAGGTACAGTACTTGTATTCGGTGGAGAACAAGAACTTACAACAACTGATAGCAAAGGCGACACAAGAGTTGCTGGAGTTGTTTCAGAAAATCCAGGCTACTTAATGAATGCAGGTGCAGAAGGCGATCATGTTACAGCGATTGCGTTACAGGGTAGAGTTCCTGTATTAGTACTTGGTGAAGTTAAGAAAGGCGACATGTTAGTAACAAGTGCAGTTCCAGGATATGCTATTGTTAATAATACACCTGGCGTTGGACAAGTTATTGGTAAAGCAGTTAAAGACAAGGATGACCCCGGTCATGGAATTGTTGAAGCAGTGGTAGGGAGAGTCTAATGGCACAACAAAATATAAACATTGGATCAAGTGCAAACAAGGGCGATGGTGATCCGTTAAGAACGGCTTTTACAAAAATTAATTCTAACTTTACTGAACTATATGGTAAAGTTACAGTACTCGAAGGTGGCGGCGTTGCAATACAACGTGATACACAAGGAAGTATATTTGGTGATGACAGTACTCTACTTGTAGATGCTGTTAACAGTTTAATACCAAGTTCAGTGTTGTCTGGTAATTTACCAGCATTAGATGGTTCAGCATTAACAAACTTAACAATACCAGCACAGACGTTTGCTTCACTAACAGGAACACCAACTACAATAGTAGGTTATGGAATTAGTGATGCTTACACAAAAGCAGAAGTAGATAGTTCTATTGCATCTGTTACAGCAGGACATTTTGATTTTAACATTACAGGCGATGACTCAACTGTAAGAACAGTAACTTCAGGTAGCACACTACAAATAACGGGTGGTACAGCAATTACTACAGCAAGTGATGTTGATGGCAATATTACTATCAACGGTGTTGCACAGGATTTTGCATTTGCAAGTCTAACAGGCAAACCAACAACAGTGGCAGGTTATGGAATTACTGATGCATTGGCATTGGGTACAAGTTCTACAACAGCACTTGCAGGAGATACAGCATTATTTGATAGCACAACATCTAATGTGGCAATAGGACAGAGTGCAGGTCAAACTACACAAGGCGCAGACTCAGTAGCAATTGGCCTCGAAGCAGGTAAAACAACCCAAAGTAATATTGCAGTAGCAATTGGTAGTAATGCAGGTTTAACAAATCAAGGCACAGAATCAGTTGCAATTGGTAGGTTGGCTGGAAAACTAAACCAAGGTGCTCAAACCATTGCTATAGGTCCTGAAGCAGGACGTGATGACCAAGGTGCAAATGGAATAGCACTTGGACACGAAGCAGGTAGAGCCGACCAAGCAGATTATGGCATTGCTATTGGTGAAAAAGCAGGTAATTCCAATCAAGGTATTAGAGGCATTGGAATTGGACGCAGTTCAGGAAAAACAGATCAAGGAACAAAGGCAGTAGCCATTGGTGATGCGGCCGGTTATGCAACTCAAGGTGCAGGTGCAATAGCCATTGGTGACCTTGCAGGTGAAACAACTCAAGCCACAAACGCAATAGCAATTGGTGAAAAAGCAGGTAACGTTGAACAAAGTATAGAATGTATAGCA